GTGTCGGGCACTGGATGGAACAGTGATTACAGCTTCGATTCGTCGTCTCTTTACATCAATGGCCTTTCGTTGTTTGAAAATACATCGAACGCATTCCATCACAACGTCGTTCACGAAATGCACACTACCGTTCTCGCGCCATCCTCTCTCGACGCACTTCCATTGTTCTCGTGGCCATTCTGTCTCACCATGAACAAATCCCAACCTAGTGGCACACTTAACTTCTCTCGAATCGACAATGCGAAATTGACCATTCAAAATCCAAAGTCCGATGCCAGAGATGGCTTGTATAGAGTGTACGCCGTGAATTATAACATTTTGCGCGTCAAGGATGGTATGGCTGGAATCGCGTTTTCCAACTAATTTCCAGAAGAACCAAATCCACGAGACCCGCGTTGTGTCTCCACTAATTCATCGACTTCTTCAATAATAGGTGTTTCACACCTCTCTAGGATCATTTGTGCGATCCTATTTCCCTTCTTAATGACGAATGGTTCACTTCCGTGATTAAATAGGATAACTTTCAATTCACCCGTAAAATCGGGGTCAATGATACCAGCGCCAGTCTGTATACCATGTTTAAGTGTGAGTCCAGATCTTGGTGCGATTCGGCCGTATACACCCGGTGGTAGTGACGCACACACGCCAGTGCTTATAAATGCTCGTTCAAGTGGTGGTACTACGATTTCTTCCATGCTATATAAGTCATAACCTACCGATCCAGGTGATGTTCTCGTTGGTATGATAGCATCTGGATATAGCTTCTTAATTCGAAGACTCATGAATCACATTCGGGTTAAATCTTTATGCATGTATATATAAATGTTACCTGTCATAGTAGCAATTGCAACTGCAGCCTTTGTGTATACGATCACAGGTGAAAATCTCGTATCATCAGGGGAAGCCAAAAAGATGATAAGAAATGGTAAGATTAAGAAGGTTATCGATGTGCGGACATCGATGGAGTATAGACTTGGACATTACAAGGGTGCGATTCATTTACCGGTAGGTAAAATGAATAAACAAACGACGTCAAAACTCCCCAAGCGGGGGTTGTTGGTCTACTGCAACACCGGGCAAAGGGCCAGAATTGCAGCGGAGAGATTGATTCAATTGGGGTTTAAGGATGTGTATTACATCGCGGGACACTATTCGAGTCTCAACTGAGACCTTCGATGACCTCCTTCGTCTTTTCATACATTCGCTTCGCGTAGAACTTCTCATCCTTGAGTTGTTCCCATATCGTCAATCGATACTCCAAGAATTCTAAGAATCGCTCGGGGTCTCGTTTGGACTTGTAACGAATCTTTTCACCTTTCATCGCACCGTTCATGGCGGCAATCTTGGCTTCAAACATACGTTTTTGCATGGCATCTGGAGTCTCACGAGACGTGATCTCTTCTTTTTTGAGAGACATTTGTCTTACAAGGGTTTCTTATCTTTATTACTAATAAGGTACGAATGTTTGTAACATTAACTGTAATTATAATTTTAATTCTGGTACCACTTGTGGTTGTCGTGTGTACCAGACTATCTGAGCCTCACCCCGAGGACTTTACGTAATTTTTGAAGAACTGTATTGTCGGGTATGGCCTTACCCGATTCATACGAATTAATGATATTCGCCGGAACTCCCACCGCCACCGCTAAATCTTTTTGTGTTTTGAAACCTTTAGCGATGCGCGCTTGTTGAATCGTCTTCGACATAGAGAGACTCACCTTTTCGTGTGTACCTATTTCAGTTTGATCCAGTTTCTGTGCCTTCGTTACTTCACGATGGGGACTCGGAACATTCTGTTTCACGCCACGAATCACGACGGGTTTCCAGTCTTGGTGATGCATTTACTTAGTCACGAATTAAATCTTTAATGATATGATATGTATATATAGCATTATATATTAGGGATGTCGCAAATACATATAGGTTTTTTTCAAAAAATCCGTATACTATTAAACCTGTAGTATAAAACATGTGTATAGTGATTAAATTAATTATATATTCGCACCGTATAAAATACATAACAAATAATGTAAACACGAGGTTGCATATCATGAGCCAATCGCCTAAGATATTCTTACCACCAAATATAACTAAACCCAAGAACTGCAAAGCGCATAATGATTGTATCGAATATCGTCGCCATGAGTTAACGACCTGTCTCGCAATCTAGGTGTGAGTTGTACTATTGTTTCATCTTCCACATATTGTGATGCGAGACATATACTCTTATCCGGTCTAATTACCAGCCGCCATATGTTACCCATGTTTTACTTAATAATGAACACACACTCAGTGTTATGTAATATGATCCAACTATCTGTATCAGATGTAATAAAGGTGTGAATAGATTACCGAAAGATACATTCATCTTAACGATATCACGTGTTATTATTTTAATAACCTTTTTAGACGTTCACCCTCCTTGTTTGGTAGAATTGTGAGTTGATCGATGGGCCCTTCGAGGTACACTTGTCCGTGATTCTTTATCTTTTCATGTTTAAGAACTTGATCTACTCTCACCACATTCACGCGCACCATGCGTGTTTTTGCAGACTTACTGTAATATACCGCGAGTGTGGCGGCGTCCCGTTTTGTTTCACGGGGTAATACATTGTCTTCACAGCAAATGACCACGTGTGAACCCGCTCCACCATCCACGTGCATCCACCACTCGCTTGGAAAACTCGATTGTGTGAGAATGTCGTTTTCTTTTGCATCTTCACCCACCTTTATGGTTATACCATCAACAGATGTGTACGTTCGCATAATATATTTAGAAGTGTTACTTTTATGTATGTCATGGCGAGAACTACTACGACTACGAGGGAACAAACGTGGAATAAAAGGGACAATTACGCGTTAAAAATGTTCACTTGGCATCTATATAAGAAATTACATCATCTTGAGTTCTTGGCTGCGTATGCTTACATGCGTGTCATAGAGACGAGATTTGTAGTTAAGAAATTGAAAACGAGCGATCTGAAGTTTGTTCAATCTTAATGAAATTGATATTTTTTAGTTTATCAATCATCTTGTTCACGTGTTCGTGTGTAATAAGAATGCATTGTTCAGATATAATGCGACCCTTATGTTCAACTAACAAAGGTCCACCCGTACCGATTGTTGTTTTCAGAATATCAAACATGATCAATGATATTATGAATACTTTAAATCACTTAGGTAATAAAAATATTTATTTAATGTAGGTATGAATAACAATAATAACAGGGTGGTCATAGAAACACCCACGACCCCTCCAATGACTTCACCAAATGGACGTGTGATGGTTGACGAAAATCTTGCAAATACGGGAAGGCGAGCTATTGAACGATACGATAGTCGAGGGGTTCCCACCAGACAAAATCTGGAAAATCTTAGAGCTATGAGAAGAGCTCTCATGTCGTTTAATAATGCGGGGTTAATCGGTCGTCGCCTCAATTTTAATAACATGAAACGGATGAATACGTCTGAATACATGAAAAACAAAAATCGCATGAAAAAGAATTCAAATGAAAACAAAAACACAAACAGAATTACATGGAAAGATAATACTGTGAAAAATTTACCCGTAGACCCAATCACAACGAATGAATTCAACGATGGAGACAAAGCGGTAAAAATAAATAAACTTTATCTTTCACCAACATCTTTTAGGAAGATGGCGCGCATGTCCATGACGAGTGCTATAAATGTAAATGGAAATATGATTCTATTTACAAATCCTTTGACACGTGAAAAAGTTAAAAAGGGAGATCTTAAGTTTGTTGTGTTAAAAAGGCGCTAAACTAAAAATCAAATTAATGTATATGCACGTCGTTCTCAAACCGAGTCCTTTGGTCACGCATAAATATAGAATACTGTTACCAAATAAAAGGACATTTGATTTTGGTTCATTAGAGTCCCCAGATTACACGGACCATGGAAACCCGAGACTCATGCGAGCACACCTTCTTCGAAAAGGAGCCCAGATACCAAGAGACTTGCGAGTCGAAACAGACCTATATGAAATACACAGAGGAATGCTTTACGCCGATACCAGCACAGAAGAAAACTGGGAAGACCCCTTTCGTGTGGGGTACTGGGAGAGGTGGATTCTTTGGAGTTATCCAAATGTAAACCAGGCGCAATTGTGGATGACCATGCGCAAGGGTATACTCTTCATGCCGACCGAAGAAATGATGTGGTTTTGTGACGATCGTAAAAAATATTAGATACCGGTAGATCCAAATCCACCCGAGCCACGCTCGGTCTCGTTAATTTCACCGATTTCCCGAACGTAGGGCGTTTCACATCGCTCCAAAATCAACTGTGCAATTCTGTCACCCCTTTTAATTTCAAAATCAGTATCACTGTGATTAAAAAGAGCGACCTTGATTTCACCCGTGTAATCCGGATCAATGACTCCCGCGCCGACATTGATACCGTGCTTCACCGTAAGCCCTGATCTCGGAGCCACGCGCCCGTATACATTTACTGGCAAAACAACTGCGACTCCAGTACCGACAAGACCGCGGTTCTTAGATAAGATACAACAATCTTCGACGCTATATAAATCGTATCCAACAGAGCCAGAAGAACCGCGAGTTGGAATAATCGCGTGTTGCACGAGTCTCTTCACTTGAAGTTCCGACATTTGTTAATAGGGGCTCGAAGTCTTTATCTCAATTAAGGATTACAGGTCTAAATTAGTAAATGTGGTCCATCCACAACGCGGTCGTTCGTGCGTCGACTGAACCTAAAAATGATTACGATAAACTTAAGAAGCGCATCAATCGTATGACCGTCGCATACGGTGGTGCACTCACGTCTATGTATTTCATCACACAGGGTGCGGAACAAGGTGTATCTTCCACGGTTGGCGTTGCCACGTCATTGGCATACATCGCACTTCTCGAGAGACACGTGGATAACATCGAAAAGTCATCGTTTCAAAAACAGTTACTGGCTCCATTAGGAACCGCTGTGTTTGAAACCGTGTGGAATAGTGCGCCGTTTGCATTTGATTTCGATTATGGTGCGACGTTTGTGGGGTTTCTCGCGTATAAAGTGGCGCTTTTGAGTGTCGTGTACGATGAAGTACGGAAGATGTTAATAAATCAAAATGAATAGTACCTAAGTCGCCGAGTTCAGTCGTTAAAATTTAAAATGGGGTTCAGAAACGATGGTAGTAGCCACCGCGATGGTGTGAATGGTGAGCACACACTCATACACACGATAAATACAGATCCCAGATTTTCACGTGTGCGAGAAAAACTTGGAAAGCTTGAACACCGAGGAGGAACTAAAAATACTGCGGATGCCGTGAGTGACCGAGGATTTCGCATCTCTATAAAAACCAAAAACAGTAACAGTGGGTCTTTCGATTGGCTAAATAAATCTTATGTACACGAAAATGATGGAAGTAGAGATCTACTCAATGACATAAAACAATACTACAGAACATATGGAGACGAAAAAGACACTAGATCCATGATTAACAAATTATCCAACACGCTCCTCAAGTTTATGAATGTAAAAACGTATGTAAATTACGTATTAGATGGGTATGATTGCGATTATATATGCATAAACTTTGTAAAAAAGAGGCATTTTTTCATGTTTCACAAAAGTGAATTGAAAGAACTCTTTGGCTCGTGTGAAGAATATGTACAACCAGCTAAAACAAATACATCGTGTGTGATACCCGGGAGTAAAAATTTAAGAATTCGACTTGTACTAAATAATGGTGTGAAGGCTATACTGAATAAGGGTTCTTCTTTGTGTGTGAAGCTTCAACAGGATAGACCACTTTTATTAGAAAAACATATAAAAAATTCTATTGTAATCGATTATTAATTATCTCTGTATTGTCGTTCATATCAATGAGTATACATTCCCTATTTAGATTTTTACACGCTTTTCCAGTCGTACCAGATCCACACATGGGATCCATGACCAAATCACCTTCGTCACTCGAAATAGATACGATTCTCTCGAGCAATTGAATGGGCTTCGCAGTTGGATAAGATCTCAATTCGGAGCCTTGGCCTATAGAGTGGATATCGTCCCATAGATCGGTGCACGGTTTACCTTCCGTTTCATGCAAGTAAATCTTTTTGTATAACTTCGATTTTTCCGTCTTCGGAGGGTGTAAACGATTATCATCTCTCAATTTTATGAGCTCTTCTTGTTTTATTCGCCATCCAGATGCTGGGTTGAATACCTTTCCATTAAACTCAAATGGATACATGTACCCTTTCTTTGTGTTTTCGGTGACTAAATGTCCGAGGGAATAATTACCTCGTTCATCCTTGTTATTGAATGAATTATTGAGATACTTTTCGTCACGCGGTTGATACACCACGTTAAACTTGGGAGTCTTAGAATTTGTACACTTGAAAATGATGTCTATCGTCGCACCAAGCTTCTTTTTCACGTTGTTCTTTGAGCGACATTTCTTCCAAAATATGGGTTGCACATACTTGAATTTGTCTCTAAGTATTTGTTCAGGGACAAACATGCGATCCGCTGAAATGTGAAAAAACAAAGTACCATTCGGTGTGAGCTTTGGTAAACACTTATCTATGACCCGCGTTATGAAGTTCTTATAATCATCACCTTTCCACGTATCCGAAAATCCAGTCGAATCATCCTTAGACATCGTGTAATTTCGACCACTATCAAATGGTGGATCTAAATATATGGTAGTAACCGTACCATTTTCTATCACATCTATTTTTTCTAGACAATCCCCTATGATAAGTCTCATGGAATCACTACGCATAAAATCTTTAATTTGATATTTCATTACAAAACTATATCATTTAACGGCGTCTCATCCCGAAAGCTTCTTAATTTGACCGGTCACGATGTATTCATCAATCTTGTTCGCGATACCTTTACCGATACCAGGTACCTTGCGAGGTCCTTTTGAAATTTCGGTACCGTTCGTGACTTCGAATTGGAGTTTGCGAATAGCGTCGGTGGCCTTCTTGTAAGCCTCACTTTTGTGGGTATCTTTCTCCACGCGTGCGAGTAAATCCAATTGTTCCGCGATATTTTCGTTCGTAGCGAATGTCTTGACACTCTTAATTTCCCCAGTTTCAAGAAATTCATTTATTTTTCGAATCACACTCCTTCCAATACCATGCATGTGTGAAATTTGCTCGCCACTGGTTAATTTGAAATCAAGATGGTAGATGATATTGGCCGCCCTTTCATACACCGATTTCTTGAACTCATTTTCTTCCTCTTGAGCGAGATGATCAAACGCATTCGTGAGCGGCAGATTGTAGCAGACAAAGTAATCATCCGATTCCGATTCCGATTCAGTTTCCGTTTCATATTCAGAGTCGGATGCGACGGACTCGTTGTCACTCACTTCAGCGTAGTGAAGCATTGTTTCGTATTC